CCGTATCCATTCATCAGCATCTATTTCCCCTTGATAATTCGCAGGAAAAGCTTTTATATTATTAGATGTCCAAGCGGTAGAAGCGAATAAACCTTCAACAGCTGTTAATAATTGAGATATTGTAGCCATTATGATTCCCTTCCAACAATTAAATTGATAACATAATTATTATCTTCAAAACTATTTATTTTCCAATTTTTACCTCTAAGTACAACAATGTCGTAATTATCGATATTTTTAGAATCTAAATTAGCTGAGTCGATCATTATTTTACATTCTAACCTAGGCTTATCATCATTAGTTCTATATTGACTTTCAATTACAGCTTTAACAGTAATTGGTGCATCAGTATTTTCACTAATAGATTGAGTAGCAAAATTATAACCATCTACTTTATTATTTGTAAATGTTATATCTTCAGCTATATCACCTATAGTATTAAATGCCATTTTTACATTATCTTGAATTAGTTTATGATAACCCATTAGGCACCTCCACTAACTTTAACTCCCCTATTTGTGCTCATAGCAGCTGGATCTTCATATTTAGCAATTAATTTTTGGATTTGATCAGGTAATTGTTTAAAATTACTTAATCCAGATCCTAAATCAAAAGTTAAAGAAACAGAGCCAACAGATAAATCTTTCAATCTAGGTGAACCAGATGATTGGTCTTCTATTGTGCTCATATTTTTGATCAGATGCAAAGCAAGTTCATAGGTCGCTTTTTTGATATCTTCAGGAAAAGTTCCATAACTTGTTGTACTTCTATCATCTTCTAAAGTTTCATATCCACCGGATTTACTATCCCAGTAGGTAATATCTCTAGGCCATGATAAAGGGTATGAGGTAGTTGGCACAGCTTCACCACCCCAATCCAAGTCATCGAGAATTCCTGTGGCTGTTACTAAAGCTCGTTCAACAGTTTCATCTGTTGCACTATCCCAAGAACTTTGGTTAAGTCTATCATAGAAATAACTTTCTGCTTCTGTTATAGTTACAAATGAATTGATTCCTTTTTGTAAAGCCATTATTTTTCTCCGTATCTAATAGTTATAATATTAACCGTGATAAATTGGGAATAAACCAATTTGGTTAACGTTAGTAGCATGTACTGTCCAACCTGCAGCAGTTGCAAGATCAGCATTTGCAGGATATGCAGTTGCACTTCCAGCCCATGAGAATCCTTTTGGATGCATAATATTGCCCCATCTAGATAACACAGTTACTAATCCACCACCATTACCGGCTAGTTCATTTCTTTCAATTGCAGTAGGATTAACTTGTGCAATATCGCTATAATGAACAGCACCTGCTTTAGCTAAGAAAGAAACTTTAATAGTTGCAGGTAAGTTAGCAGTTAATGATTGGTTGTTGATAATAAGTCTAATTTTTCCACCTAAAATAGTAGAGAAATTGAAATTACCGTCTACAACTGGAGCAACATCAAGAACGTTTTCTTTTCTCATAATGTTGTAAGTTTCAGTAGTTACTACTAAATAATAGAAAGGCTCTTCAAATTCACCTTTAATTTCAGTAATAGCATCTAATAGTGTGTCAAAGAAAGTACTTCTTGATTGACTAGCACCAGTAGAATTAGCAAATAACGGATTTGGCACATCACTAGCATTTGAACCAGTGTAAAAACCAAAAGTACCAACTTTAGTAGGAGCATCAGATGTTCCAATTGCAGTTGCACCAAAGATTTTATCAGCAACACCATTAAGAATAGATCTTAATTGTAGATCTTCTCTTCTTGCTCTAACTGAAGCAAATTGAGATCCTAAATATGCTAAACCGTCAACTTTTGAAATTAATTTCTGAACTGACATTTCTTGTGCAGCGATATGATCAATATTTTTGATATATACTGCTGATTTGTTTGATACTGCCATTTCATTTAGATTTGTATTTCCAGCAGTTTCGTCCTGTTTATGAAAAGTAGTTGGATCACTAAAATCTAACCATCTAAGCGTACCAGTGTAATTTTCTCCTGAATCATTGATTCTTGCGTCAGAACCAACCAAAGCAGTCGATGTTAATAACGCAGCATCAGCTCTTCCCGCTTGTTCGTAAGCAGAAATTGCTCTTGCAATGTTATTAAAATTTGAACTTGTTACAGCCATTGTTTTATTTTCCTTTTATTATTTAATGCACATTTGTGCGGTTATTATTATAAAAGATAGTCTTAATCAGACCAATCTCCGTCAACTTTAATTTGCCCTTTGCTAATAGCATTAAGCATTTCATCAGATGACATATCTTTTATAGATGTAACAGGATTAATTCCTGTACTTGGTTTGGCTGGAGTTATTCCAGTTCCCATATTCGCTTTAACAGAAAATAAAAATGAATTATTATCGTCCTTAGAATAATTTGACACAGTCTCATTAATACTAATTCCGTTTTCATTCACCCAATTTCCTAAAGCGTCTTTTTTTAAACTTTTTACAATATCTGAATAGGCCATATTAGCGGCTTTTTCTGATTTAAAGTTTAAAGCATTAAGCTGAGTACGCACGGCATTATCTCTGCTCAATTCTGTGTTCTTTTGTTCATATGCCTCAAGTTTAGCATTAACTTCATTTAGTTTTATTTGCATAGCTTCAGAATGTTTACCTTGTTGTTCAAGGCTAGAAATTTCAGCTTGTCTTTTCTCTACTTTAATTTTTTCAATTTGACCTAAAGCTTCATCTCTTTCTTTATATGCATTATCTAAATTTACTTTAATATTAGATATAGCTTTTGAAACCTCATCATCAACCATTTGTTTTATATCTGGTTGTTTAGTTTCATTTACTTTTTCTTCTTTTACTTGAGTATTATTTTCAATGTTTTCTGACATTATGTTTCCTTTGGACACGGCCTTAGTTATATTTTAATTTAAAACAAAAGATTAATTTGATAATTCTTCTAATTGTTTTAACGAAATTAATTTACCATCTTTATTAGAAAATTGAGAAAATTTAACTTTTCCAGAATTAAATAAAGTAACTCTTTTTTGGTTTCCTAATACAGCCAGTTTAACTTCATTCGGTTGGCTTGATAACCATTCCGGATAAGTTGTTTTACCTGGTACTTGACCATTGATAGAGGCACGACGACTATCAGATAATCCAGCAATTTTTCGTTTTTGTAATCTATTATTATTTGTATTTAATAATTGATTAGCACTTTTTATTATAGGTATAGTTGTTGATCTACAATTAAAATGTTGTGGTGGTTGTGGTGCATTTTTATTACTTAATGAATAAACTTTACCATCTAATCTTCCACAAATTAAACTAGTTCTACTATCTAAGGTAGCCACATATTGGTAACCTTGAACAACATCATCATTTAATTTATATGTTGTATTTGATACAAAATTAGATGTTTCAGTTATTGCAGTTCTTGTTAATGTTTTTAATTGTACAGTAGAAGCAGCTAATCCGCTTTTACCTACATCTTGAGCTATATTTATCATAGCTTTATTTTGAGTCATTCCATTTTTGACTATACCTTTTATTTTTCTTTGTTCTAAAATACTTATTGATGCTAATTGTTGACTATATGTTCCATTGGATTTTATAATCAAATCATTAATTTTTAAAGTATCTTTTACACCTTTAGCTTTATAAATATTATTTAAAGATCTAGCAAATATACTTTTATAAAATCTAGCACTAACTCCAACTAGTTTATTTAATTCACTAATACCATCTTTATATATTTTTTTATAAGTTAAACGAATTTCAGTATTTAATTTTCTAGTTAAAGCATTTATATTTGCTGTACCAGATAATGCTACAATTCGTTGTAACCTTATTTTGTGTGACGCTAAAATTTTATCAATTTCAGTATCCAATCTCTTTTCGTAAAGAGTCAATAATGCACGGTGTTTCAGCATTCTTGAATATACATCATCATTTATAGACATTTTAATTCCTAACTTGTACCATTTTCATAAGTTTTATCTTCTGCAATAATACTTTCTGAAATTGGTTTTATTTTAGCAAGTTCTTCATCAACAATTTTACCATGATGAAGTATTAAAATTTCAGCATTATTAACATCAATTTGTAATCTTGCTTTATTAGTTTTTTGTGTTGATAAAGCAATTAAACTATTTCTCATTGTTTCGTTTAATTCATTTTCATAATAATTTTTATTATTAATAGTTATTGTTCTATTTTCTTCTTTTTTATTATTTAATATCATATTATCTTCTTCTTTTCCTTCTTATTGTCATTTTTCTTTTTCTTTGTGCTCTTACTTGGCAACAACATCTAGACATTTTATCTTCTCCTCTTTTTCATTTTTATACAAGAGTTACCTTTACCTCTTCGGTAGCCTTTCCAACAAGCTTTTCCAGCACTACCTTTTTTCTTTTTATAAGCCATTATTTGCCTTTACGTTTAGCAGCCAATATTTTATCTCTTAAAGCTTTTGGAAGCTTCATTTGTTTTGCAGTAAGTTTAACCTTACTTGAACTTTTCTTAACGCTACTTTTTCTTTTATAAGCCATTTTATTTACCATTTCTTGCAAGACCAATATCTTGCCTTTGTTTTTGGACCAGGACTAGCACAGTTATGTCTTGCTCTAAAACTAGCTCTAGCTCCAGGGTTGTTTTTTCTTATTCTCATAGTTTTTTGACCAGCTTTTTTAGCTGATGTACCACCATGACCGAAATTAACTTTTACAACATTACCTTTGTCATTTTTAACATAAACTTTAAATTTTTTTACATCTCCACGCATTGGTTTGTTCAAAGTTACTTTTCTACCTTGATATTCTGCCATAATTAAATGTCCTTACCGGGTTCTTCTATACATGTAAATTTTGTCATCATTTGATATTCATTCATTTGTTCAACTGAATAATTTTTTAACAAAATTTCAGATTGTTCATATCCTGAAAATATACATTCATTCCAATTTTTATATTTAATAGGTTGTATAATAGGCGGGCCACATTGTTGTGCAATAGCAGTACAAATATAAATAGTTAATATAAATTTCATATTAACCCCACAAATTTCCAGTCATAGAACCTTTATTATATTCAGTAGCTCTATTTTCAAAGAAATTAGTATGTTCAACACCATTAATTACCCAATCAAGCCAACTTAATGGGTTGTCTTTTACTTTATAATTTGGTTTTAAAGATAATTGTAGTAATCTTCTATCTGCAATATATCTTATATATTTTTTAACATCTTCAGGTTTTAAACCTCTAATTCCGCCCATTTCAAAAGCTAAGTCAATAAATTTATCTTCTAAATCTACCATATCCCGGGCCGTTTGATATAATTCAGCTTTAAAAGTTTCTGTCCAAACTTGTGGATTTTCTTTTATTAATGTATGAAATAATTTAATCATAGATTCAACATGATGTGTTTCATCTCTAATTGACCAAGTAACTATTTGGCACATTCCTTTCATTCTTCCAAATCTTTGAAAATTTAAAAGCATTACAAATGATGCAAATAATTGTAAACCTTCACCAAATGCAGAAAAACATGCAATATCTCTAATTAAACCTTCAACACCTTTACCTTTAGATTTAAAAAGATATTCATGTTTATTAGCCATTTCTTTATATTCTTGAAATGCTTTAAAATTAGTTAATTGTGTTTCACCAATAGTATCATTTAATAATGAATAACTATGTGCATGATTAGATTCAGATGCAACAAAAGATCCTAACATCATTCTAACTTCAGGTGGTTTAAATTTTGGAATATATCTATCTAAATAAGCTTGTGCTATATCTACATCACCTTGAGTAAAAAATTTTAATATTTGAGATATTAAATTTTTTTCTTCTTCAGTTAATCTTTCATTCCAATCTCTTACATCTTCATGTAAAGGAACCTCACTAGGAAGCCAATGCATCTTCTGCATTGTATCATATGCTTCAAACGCCCATTCATATTCGAAAGGCTTATAATAATTTCTAGTATCAAATAAACTCATTTTTTTCCTTTGTTATCCCTCACAAGCTAAACAAGCATCTGCTTCAGGTATTATTGTTCTTTCAACTTTTTTACTTACAAGTTCAGCACGTTTAATTGCTTCACTTCTACAATAATATAAAGTTTTTAATTTTTTCTTCCATGCTAACATATGTATATCATGTAATTCTTTTATATTTACATCAGCAGGTACAAATACATTTAATGATTGACCTTGACAAATATGTTCTTGTCTATCAGCTGCATGTTCAATCACCCATGCTTGATTAATTTCAATTGATGTTTTAAATACATCTTTTTCATAATCAGATAATTCTTTTATGTGTAAAACTGAACCTCTATTAGCTAAAATTGTAGTCCAAGTTTTTTCATTATTTAAATCTTTTGATTCTAATAATTTTTCTAAAAATTTATTTTTAACTAAAAAAGAACCTGACATAGTTTTTTGTACATAAGCATTAGCTCTAAATGGTTCAATACTTGGAGAAGTAGTTCCACAAATAATTGAACTTGAAGCATTAGGAGCAACAGCAAGTAAATGAGCATTTCTCATTCCAGTACCTTCCATATCCGGAGCTTCACCTCTTTTTATAGCTAATCTTTGAGATTCTTTTACAGCTTCATCTTTTATGTGTTTAAAAATTATTTTATTTTTAGATTTAGCCATAACAGATTCAAATGGAATATTATTTTTTTGTAAATAAGCATGAAAACCCATTGCACCTAATCCAATAGATCTTTCTTGAGTTGCACTAAATTTTGCTCTAAATACACTATCAGGAGCATTATCTATAAAACTTTGTAATACATTATCTAAAAATCTAACAATATCAGAAATAAATAATTTATCATTTTTCCATTCATCATATTTTTCTAAATTAACAGAAGATAAACAACAAACAGCTGTTCTATCTTCATCAGTAGGTAATGTAATTTCAGTACATAAATTTGAATGTTTAACTGATAATCCTAATTTCTTTTGTTGTTCAGGCAATGCATCATTAATATGATCAATGTAGCAAATATATGGCTCACCAGTAGCAACTCTATTTTCTAATATTTTTTGCCACAAGTCTCTAGCTGAGACCTTTTTTACAATTTGTTTTGTATGAGGATCAATTAAGTTCCAAGTATCATCATAGGTAGGCTCTTGAATACATTTATCAATAAGTTCCATAAAATCATTACTAATATTAATACCGTGATGTAAATTAAGACATTTTCTATGTATATCACCACCTGATGGTTTTCTTATATCTAAAAATTCTAATATTTCTGGATGTGATATATCCATATATGCGGCATAACTACCTCTTCTAGTTTTACCTTGACTAAATGCCATAATTTCTGAATCTACA